ACCCTTTGATCATACAGCTTCCTTGAAAATCTTAGACCATGTCAACAGCTTATTCAGCTTCTCATTTTTTGCTGCCATTACAGCTGACTCACTGACGATACCATTATCAATCATCAAGTCAATCATACACATTAGATCACCGATCTCTTCTTCAAGATGCTCTCGGTTGTTCACTCCATTGTGTACTGAACCAAATCCAAATCTAAAAACTTTACTGATCGCTTGCGTAACTTCTGCGCATTCTTCCTGTGCAATTAACAGGATTTCCTTCTCAACTGTTCCCATAAACTCTTTCATTCCATCTTTCTTCAACAATTTCATTTACCCAGTCAACTGGACAACCCAGTTCGTCAGCGATTTCTTGACAAGATTTCCAGTTTACTGGACCTCTGTACTTGTCAAGAAGGTAATTGATATTTTCCCACAACTCTTTCATCGCAGCCATAATAACTCCTTACTTACTCAAGTTTAAAATACGACCATCATATTCCATGAAACTTACTTCGAAGGGAACAAACACAATTTTACCAACACGAGAATGTTTACCCTTTGGTTGTTTCTTACCATCAAACACATCTGTCGTACAAGTAATTTTGTAAGCCATGTAACCCATTTCGTTGCTAATTGATTCAACAGTACCTTCAGCGTAGCAGTCGTTACGACCAACCATAGGTTTAAAATCATAGCCACGAATCGCATCACCAACAGAAGCCAACTTAGCATTTTTCAACATTTTAGTTCCTTTTCTCAATTCCATATAATAATTATACCATATTTGTGAATTAAAGTAAAGCGAAATGATGAAAAACCCTACTAAAAGTAGGGTTATTTGGACTCAGGAGGGTCAAAAAGGACTTATTTCGCCTTTACAGCGTCTTTTTTGGTGACTTTGGGCTCTGGTTTTGGGATGAAACCATTATCCTCAGCCCAATTTTTGGTGAGTTTTGGATAGAGTTTGTTGAGTTTCTGATCTTTTACAGCGAGGATAAGTGCTACTTCGTCTGCATGAATGCCTTCCAAAAGTCCTACAAACATCTGCTCTCGTTGTAGTTGTTTCAGGTCTTTACGGCAAAACACATAAAATCTGCGCATCTCTGCATACAGATTGATAGGTGTCATACCCAGTGGTTCAGCTGCAGGTTTGAAAGGAGGTGCTCCGTCTGGCAACTCAAACTTCTTTTCTTTCATGTATGCGTATTCCATAATCATCTGAATAGCATTCACTTGTCCACGGAACTGCTGAAGATTTTTTGGATCTTCGTTAATCTTTTCTAAAATCTTAGTAATTGGCTGTGCCATGTTAAAACTCCTCAATCTCGTCTAATAGTAATCGACATCTGTTGGCAATCAGATAATTCATAATAGCCATCTTGTCGCCTTTGGGTTTAATACTTAGGTAAGTATCAAGGATGACTTTCTTGATGTCGTCAGGAATGTAATCAAAATTTACTAGAATTTGATTGCGTTGCCAATTGCGCTTCTCTTCATCATTGCGACAAGCATCAATACCCTTCTCCATGAATTCAGCCAATCGTTTAGCTGACACTGGAGTTTGTCTATCGCCTGTTACGAAGCAGTTATCCTTACTGAGAATGTTTGGAATGCCATCGCCTGTATCACCCTTAACCACATGAGTAATGTAGTTCTCGTGGATCTCAGATTTCTTGGCTGTGATCATCTTACGCAACAGTGGACTGTATTGTTTCACATTGTTGAATTTGTGAAGTTGTTTAAAATCTTTGTCGCTTGAAACAATCATAACATTCTCACTAAACCCAAACTCTTGAGTCTGTTGTGTCAGAACTGCAATGATGTCGTCAGCTTCGCACTGTTCCAGATGCATAACTTTGTAGGGAAAGTGTTGAGCAATCTCTTCGCGAATCTTACTCAGCGTGTCAAAAATCAAACCCCAGTCTAATTCAGAAGCATCTCGTGCTTTCTTACGACTTGCCTTGTAGTGTTCAAAGTATTGACGACGCCAGTAGTTACGACCATCACAACAAATAACTACATCTCCGTAGTCTTTACCATACTTTTTCTTGTAGGATTTTATTGTTGAGAGAGTTGCATGGCGAATCAAATCGGTAGTCTGTTTCTCATCCCCAGACATCAACTCCTTCTTGAAAGAGAGGATGTTGGCTAGAGATACTTGTGAATAGTCAATTAAAATCATATTAAAATACTTTCAGTAGGATACATTCTTCGTTCACACGACCATTCACAGCAGCTTCTTTGGTAGTCAATGTTTTATACGCAGAGTTCAATGGACGCTTACCCATTGCTTGGTAGTCTTTGACCAACTCTGGCTTACGCAGGGTTTTACCACCTGAGTTTGATGGATCATAGCCAATGATAGTAGTACCCTTGACGGATAAACCTGCATCATCCATGGCACGATACACCTGTAGTTTCTTGTACTTTGTATTGTATACCCACAGTTCTTGACTGTTGATGATAGTCGTGGCAAGCACAGATTTAATACCCAACTCAGGGAATTCCTTCATGAATTTCATCTTCTCAACCAACTTACCAGCTGGTTTCTCTTTACGGAGACGAGGTGCTCGAGTTGCTTTGGCAACCTGAACCTGTAGACCGCATGCTTCACCGATAGACTTATACAATGCCAACAGATTTTTAATCTTTGTTTTCTTCAGGTGACTATAACCTTCATTGAGTTGTTCGTCATTACCTTCAAGCACTTCTTCCAACTCAGCAATAGTTTTGTCAAACAGAGGTGCGATAAGTTTCGCAACAGGTCCACTGATTTGATAGTGTTTCAATTCTTTGGCAGCATCGAACTTCTTATCCTCAAGGATGAAGTCGTCGATCATACCTTCAAATTCACCAGCCATCTCGTGTGCTTTTTCCATCATTCGTTCTTGAATAGAGATGACATTGGTGGCAGCTTTCTGCGCCTTTTCTTCATCAGAAACAACAACGACAGCTGGAGCAACAGTGGCAGTTAGTTGCTTGATCGCATTGGTAAGGAACAATTCCTCTTTCTCTTCCAATAATGAACCACCATCTTTTAGACGAGCAAGAATACCAGCATGACGGAAAAGTTTCTCATCAAGTTTGTTCAACTGAACTGCCAGTTTCTTATCGGTCTTAGCGATATGACTCAGTAACCATTTCTTTTTATCTTTGTCATCATGACTTGAGTTGTAGTAATTCAATGCCATGATTAGATCTCGTTTGTATGATTCAGGTCGGAGTTGTTGCTCTGAACCTTTCGCCATGCGTTCTGCTTTTGCAATAATTTCGTTTCGTTTAGCTGTTGTAGCCATAGGACATATTCTCCTCAGTTAAGTAATAATTATACCTGATTTATGAATTAATGTCAAGCACTTTTTGCGATATAATTTATGTTGCAAACGAACCTATCGCTACCTTGGCTGGGGCTGGATGGCGCATGCAAGAAAGTTCCAGGGAATACAACCATTCTACCCTTTCTTGGCGTGATTCTCTCTTTGACTGTGAATGTTTTAGATTGATAATCTTCATTAAAAATAATTGTATCACCATCAGAGTCATTAATATAATATATGGCAACTTTCATATTATCAACTGGCAGAGCAGTGTCAATATGTGGAACACCATGAACTGTTTTATTATCTGTTGTTGAGAATGTTAGATTTAATTTCATTCTAACTAATTCTTGACAATCTAGAGAAAACAACAAAGGAAAGAACCTATCAAATGCTGGTGAAGATTTGTTATTAAAATTATATAACTGATGTCCCATCATTGATGTGTCAACAACATTCTTAGGATACCCAGAAAGTTCTTGAGGATATTCAAAATTTGAACTTTTATAGTAATACCATGGAAAATTCAAATCCATAACAGAAGATTCTAAATCATCTTGAACATCTTTAGGAATAACATCATCAATGATGAGAATTTCGTTCATTATTTTTTAAACGATGCACTAACGAATCCACCAGATACAACACTACCCAAGATGAGAGCAGCACACCATGTATCAAAGTTCAAGGGAATTGCCAAAGAAGGGAACAGAGTGTTCAATGACCATATAGTTGCGCAAGGTCCAATCGAAAAGACCAAAACAACAATAACAAATAAAATTAATGCCTGAGTCATTATGCTTTCTCCTGAACAATCAGTTGATACAAATCTTCAAACTCTTCATGCTCCGCTACTTCTTGTGTGTAGTTTTGCTTATGATATACTTTAGCCATACGACTTAGAGTTTTCTTTGGCAGTTGGAACTCATCAGACATAGTCTTGATTGTCTCGCGAATTAAATCACGCTCTGCTTCCATGCGTGTCATTGAACCTGAGATTTCACCAAGCATCTTTTTGATTTTGGCACGATCGGTTGGGCTAGAAATACTTTGCGTCATGTTAGACTTTCCATTCAATACGAGTAATGTTAGAGGTGTTAAAAGAACGCCACTCTTGCTTCTCTAAATCAAAAGCAGCAACGGCATCGCCAGTTGGTGTTTTACCAGCACCCTTTGGGTGCTTGTCAGTAGGAATAACATCGCTAATCTTTGTACACAATAGACGACGAGAAGTTCCATCTTTCTTTGTAAATGTTACGGCAATCTTTGCTTCAGTCAAATATTCACGAAGATATTGAGCAAACTCTGGGTCTTTAACCAACTCTGCTGCACCATCGGGAGAAGAAGCATTCGCTAATGAAATTGCACAGATAGGACTATCACTTGTTACTGTAGGCATTATACATTTCCTTTTACTGATAAATTATCACGACCAATTGCTACTAGCCATGTGTTAAGTCTTGAAACTAAAACTTCCTCGCTTGGGTTATCGAAATTGATATCCAAATCCATTACTGTATCACCAGAGTCTTCCTCACGACTATTATATCGAAGAGAGAAATTCTCATTTATTTTCACTTTTTTCGTTGCCATAATTATCCTACTTGTTTGAAAAATTCACAAAATTGCACGAACTGTGCTGTTTCTAAAAAGAAATCTACATCATTGATTGGATGTTCATCATCAGACAATCGTTTGATATTGATATGGTGAAGATCCATTTTCTTATCGTATTTGTGGTTCAATGACAGTGTATAATTCTCATTGACTTTGATGTTTTTAATCACACTTCACCACCTTTACTTTAATATATGTGTCCTCACCCTGCTCGGTCTGAACATCAGATACAAGCATTGGAGAATTTGGTCCAAAGTTTTCCCACTTAGATTTTAACACATATCCTTCAATGAACTCTCTTGTTCTAATGATGTGGATACTATCTTCTGTTTTAATTGGTGATCTTAACAAAGCTGGTACCTTTCTATAATCAATCGACATTGTCAATGTTTTCCTGTAAAAGTTTTTGAGAGTTGATTAATGCTTTCTCTGCAACCCTTAGACCATATTCCATTTCGTAGATTCTACGCTTGGCCAGTCTAAGTTCTTTGCTCAGTTTGGACTTTTCGTCCATCATCTTTTCAATATCTTTTTTTACAACAGACCAGTAGTCTGCGACAGGGGTTAGTTCACACCACTCACCTTCAATGAGTTGGTATCCATGAGAAATACGATTTTCGTCTGTCCATCTTTGACCAAGAGCATACGCAGGCGCTGGTTCTTTGTAGGATTTAAACCCTGAACCATTGATCAAATCATCAATACGACTGAAGATTTTAGGCAAATCATTTTTACTCCAAAGCATCTTCATTCTCCTCATATTCTTCACGACCATTCATTGCTGCATGAATATCACACAGTGTTGTGTGCCAACCATCAGTATATCGTTTACCTGGAGCACCACATTCTTCACAAGTACGATAACTCATCGACTCAGCAAAACTAATGTAATTGTAATGTTCATCCGTTGCTGCTTGTACATAGAAACGCAACCCACCAAACTTTTCCTTTACCTGAACTGCAACTGGAACCTTGGCAGTCTCATCATCAAGTTTTGATTTTGCGGTATCGATATCTTCTTGCGTAACTGTTTTTGTTCCATAAAGAATACCACCAACACCAACTTGCGCAAGATATTCGTAACGATCTTTGGCTTGGCGATACTTACCTGTCAACAAACCACAGAGAGCGTCAATGATATTATACCAACCACTACCACATTCAAACCCCCAGCACATTGCTGTGTTCTGCATGTTCTCATGACGATCTTTAAAGATCAACGGATACTTTGCACAGAGTGTTTCGTCTAGTTCTTTTCTCATGACCATGTCCTATGTTTTTCGGCTACCCATTCCATACCATCATACTCTTCAATTTCCCACTCAACACCATCAGGAATGTCAACAATTTTCAATTCAGAATAACCACCCTCTGCACCTTCGCCCAACTCTTCAATCACTTGAATGAGAATGGGATCATTGCGTTCGATGGTCCAGTAGAACCAATCTGGATCAGTAATACCAGCACGCTCTTTATAGAGAGCTTCAGCTTTTGCTGAAATACCAAACCCACCATAGCAACGATTTATTACAACTTTCATTCTAAATTCACCTTATAACCTTCTTGTTTAACACCCAACAACTTGTGAATCATCTTATCTTTAATCATATCGGGGATTGTCAGATAAGGAAACTCAAGGATGAAAGGACATGCTTCTTTACCCCAACGATGATCCTTCAGAAAAGATTTGTATAACTTAATGTGTTTTTCGTTATCTGCATCAAAAAAGATTTTCTGTTTGATAATACTAGCAAGTACTGACATTAATATTCTTCTCCATCTTGAGTTTCGTTTTCAGCAGCCCAGTCGTCATACTGATTCAACAAATCAGCATAATCAATTAGATCCTCTGGTAAGTTTTCAATTGACTCACGATCTGAGAAACTATATTCATAACACTCATCGTAACCATCTTCATACTTGCCAATAAAACCCATACCACCCTCGTGGTAATACGCAAGAACTTCATACTCATTCTCAGACATCCACTCGTATAGTTCTATCGGTGGAGACCATGCTGAATCAAACGATACCCAAATAGTATTATCAGATTCACGATTAAAGTCATGAACCGATGCTTCCCATTTTGTACCCCAGTTGTTTACATTCCACTCATACCAGTTTTCTTCTTCAGTTTCTGGTCTTGGACGAATCGATTCAAACAGAACCTGTTCGCTCAACTTCAAACCAGCTTCGATCGCATCGATCTTTTCTTTAGAAGCTGTAATTGTTACACTGTTATCACACCAATTAGGCATAGCATTCTCCATTTCATAATCTATAAAACTATTATACCCGAAACTTGAATTTTCGTCAAGTAAGTATTGCAATTATCGAGAGACAGAAAGTTCTGCATCTGGTGTATCCCAGCAAGCATTGCGATACTTGTAAACAAAATCAACCAATCCTTCGTAAGTTCCCCATCCATTTTCTGGATTAAACTTTTTGAATTTCTCTGGATCTGACAATAGAATATTGAATCCCTCATCAAGCATATCAACAATGTCTTCGGCAGTTTTCCAGCCATGTTCGTCTGGACGCCAAAGAGCCTGATATAATGTTTTACCATTACTCAGAACAACTTCCCTAGCCATAGCACCTAAGTTGTGTGTAATGTTAGCACTATACACTGAGGATGGTTGAACAACCATCAAATATACATCTAAACTCATTTTATTTCCTTAGAATCATCCGCGATATCTTTGTCTTCCCGTAGTTCGACAAATACAGGGAGGAACAAACTTTCTTCACCAGCTTTATTTTTAATTCGAGCATTATATTTGATTGCGACAATCTTACCAAGAAGATCTTTCTCTTTATATGTCTTACGATGCGTGTCATTGAATCCACTTCCTACATTAACTTTGACAATACCATCGGCAGACTCGCAGATTATTGCACCCAGCCAATCAGGTTTCTTTTTGTGTGGCTCAGTACCAACGATCTTTAGATCACATTCGAGTTCGCCTTTGAACTTAATTTGGTGCTTTGCTCGTTTATCTTCCCAAACACCTGAGCCATCTTTCAAGATAATACCTTCCAAACCTTCGGCAAGATATCCCTCGAAAATTTCTGTTGCTTCCTCCAGTGTACTTACAATATTACTTGTAACCAACCAGACTCGCTTGTTTTTTGATTTAATTTTATCCACCATAGTTTTCAACTTGGCGAACCGAGTTGCGTATGGTGTATCACTGTAACAGTCAGTAAAGAACACATAAGGTAACATGTCCCATA